AGGCCGCCCTCCACCCGGTTCTCGATTGCGTTGCGCACAAGCGCGCGGAACCGTGCCGCGGCACGATGATCGTGGTTCGCCATGGCTTCTCCTCCCGGCGTGATGGGGTTTTCCGAAGCCTCCACTTCGGGCAGGAGAAACTAGCCGAGTTCGCCCAAAAGAACCTCTCCCCCGAATCCTGAAAGAGTTTCATACGATCCGAGGGGTAATGCGCAAAGAAAACCCGCCGTTTTTTTTGCTTACTTGCAAACGGCGCAGGTTTCTCCAGCAAACATCTGAAAAATATTAGGCATCTCCTCCCGCTCAATCCCGCTTTTCAAAGCGAGGTCACATTTGGCCATGCCTGTGACCCGAGGAGGTGACCCGTGCTTATCCCGCTATTTTTCGCCACGCTGACCGCCCTTTTCTGGGGCGGCGTGTGGTTCATGTTTAATGGAGCCTCATTCCGTGTCCGATCAAATCGTACAGAAACTCCTCGCCGACGCAATCAGCAACGAAGCCGAAGCCATCATCGACGGGATCAAGATTGACCCGATGCTCAAGGCGCAGCTCGACCTCGAAGACGGAATGATCGAGGCGGGCAAGGCGCGCTATTGGGAGCTGGTCGAGAAGGCCACCGGCAAGGCCGAACGCGGGGCCGAAAGCACGCCCGCCCGTGCAGCCATCCGCCTCGCCACCGACAAGCTTGCCGCTGCTGTCGTCGCTTGGGTCGAGGAAAAGCAGAACGCCAAGCGCCGCCGCCCGTCCGGCTTCCGTACCATCGCCTCCATCGACCCGGAGACTGTGGCCTACATCACCCTGCGCGTGGTCTTCAATAGCCTCGCCTCGGCCGGGCAGACCGTCAGCATCACCAAGCTCGCCATCAAGATCGGCATCGCGCTGACCGACGAAGCCACCTTACGGGCCTACGAGGAACGCCACCCGGCAATCGTGAACCTCATCAAGCAGCGGCTGGAGAGCGCATCCCGCATCCACTACCGCCGTGTCCTCAAGGCATCCCTCAACCGCAAGGCCCCGGACATTGTCGAGCAGAACCTTCCCGACGCAGACTACACGCTGATCGGTCTGCCGATGATTGAGATGGTGCAGAACGCCACCGGCCTGATCAACACCAACGGCAGCAAACATTCGCCACTGATCGCCATGAGCGATGAGTGCCAGCGCTTCTTCGAGGACGTGCACACGCGCGCCCAATACTTCTTCCCTGAGTTCGGCCCGACGATCATTCCGCCCCGCCCGTGGTCTGGGCACCGCAGCGGCGGCTACCACTATGGACTGGCGGGCAAGCTGACGATGGTGAAGACCCGCGACAGGGAACACCTGCTGCGCCTCGCCAAGGCCGACATGCCCATCGTCTACTTGGGACTGAACGCGCTCCAGAATACGGCGTGGCAAATCAACAAGCGGGTTCTGGAGGTTTTCGAGTATGCCCTCCGCTTGGACACCGGCCTCGCAAAGCTCCCGCAGGTTGGCGACGTGGAAATCCCGGACTGCCCGGCTGATATCCCGCTCGACAAGAACGCCCGCACACAGGAGCAGCAGGAGCGGCTTGATCGTTGGCGTCGGATGGCGGCGGCAGCGTACCGAGAGAACGAAGAGCGTGTCGGCGTGCGCAAGGCGATCAGCAACACGCTGTCACAGGCGACCAGCTACGCGGAATACGAGCGCATCTACTTCCCCTACACGCTCGACTTCCGGGGCCGAGCCTACCCGGTGACAGCCTTCCTCACCCCGCAGGGCACGGACTACCAGAAGGCGCTGATCCACTTTGCCGAGGCCAAGCCCCTGACCGCCGCCAACCGTGGGGTCTACTGGCTCTCCGTCCACGGTGCCAACTGCATGGCCGACTGCCCCTTCACCGGGGCGAAGCTCGACAAGGGGAAGCTGGAGCATAGGGCGGATTGGGTCCAGCGCCATAGCGACCTGATCTGGGCAACGGCGCGCGACCCTCTGGCGCACCTCGATTTCTGGACGAAGGCCGACGCCCCCTTCCAGTTCCTCGCGTTCTGCTTCGAATGGGATGCGGTGTGCGGCGCGCTGGCACGCGGCAAGACCCCCGTGTCTAGTCTTCCGGTGGCGCTCGACGGCTCGTGCAACGGCCTTCAGCATTTCTCGGCGATGATGCGCGACGAGATCGGCGGCTCGGCCGTCAACCTTGTACCGCACGAAACCCCTGCCGACATCTATACGCTGGTCAAGGAGGCGGCGGTGCTGGCGATCATCGAAATCTCGAAGGAGCCGAGCAAGCCTATCGAGGTGGAGGAGGAAGACGAAGAGCTGGAGGAGATCGACACGGGCGTCGAAGGGATCATCGGCAAAGCCAAGCCCAAGAAGAAACGGGTGCGCCGGGTAGACCCGCCCGCCGCCGCGCGTGCATGGCTCGCCTCGGGCCAGCTTGACCGCACCATGTTCAAGCGCCCGACGATGACCACGCCTTACGGCTCTGGCCTGTTCGGGATCAAGGGACAAATCCGGGAGGAGCTGCGCAAGCGCAAGTACCGCTTCCCGGATGGCGATGGATTCAGCGAAGCGGGCTTCCTCGCCGGGGTCGTGGTCGAGGCCATTGGCTCGGTCGTGGTCAAGGCGCGGCAGGTCATGGACTGGCTTCAGGATACCGCCCGGCTCATGACCAAGGCGGGTGCGGCGGTCGAGTGGACAGCCCCGTCCGGCTTCGTTGTGCGTCAGGCGTATCCGAAGGTCGAGTCCAAGCAAATCGAGACCTTCTTCCATGGCATCCGCTTCCGTCCCCGTCTTGACGTGGAGCAGAGCGGGACGCTTGATCGGAACCGCCAGACCAACGGGGTCGCGCCGAACTTCGTGCACATGCTCGACGCTGCGGCCATGATCCTGACAGTCTACTACTTATGGAAGTGCCACGGCGTCACCGCGTTTGCGATGATCCACGATAGCTACGGCACCCACGCGGCTGACACGCAGACGATGGCGGATACCCTTCGCGATGTCTTCGTGCGGATGTATGAGGAGAACGACCCGCTTGGAGACTACGAGCAATCCGTCCGCACCGCGCTCGACGGCGTGGTGTCCGATGGAGGAGAAGACCTGCTCTCCAAGCTGAAGCCGACCCCCGCGCGGGGAACGCTCGACCTCGGTCTGATCAGGCAAAGCCCGTTCTTCTTCGCATGACATCAATTCCGTATTTCCACGTGAGACCAATCCCCCTCCCTTAGCATTAGGATTGCCTCAGGCTATAGCTGATAGGATATTCTCTCTATCATCTTCTCTAACCTATAGAATGCCTAAGGCTATTCCTAAGGAAAGCCTATGGCACTCCTGCCGTAGGGGCTGGTCCTAAAGCTAACCCCCTCCCTTCGGTCTTCAGTTTCACATTCCGATATGAAAGGCATTCTCGTATGAACCGAGACGCACTCAACAATGCCCCGGCTGACGACGTTCTGACCGTGGCGCTCACCATCGCCGACACTCTCCAGAACTTCGACCAGCATGTGCGCTTGGCTGGCGCGATGCTCTTCCTTCAGACGTGCGCTGAACTGACCGGGACATCCCCTCAGGACGTGGCGACCGTGGCTGGCAACATCCGCACCGCCGCTGAGAAGGGGCTGGTCGATCCGGGCCGACGCCACAAGGCGCTAGTCGAGTTCCTGAAGGGCGACGTGCTCGAATGGAAACAGCAGGTCGCCGAGGAAGAAGGCATCGAAATCGAATGACCCCCGGCAAACGCACTCCCGTCGTCCCCTACACGCACCGCCATTGGGAGAACCCGCTCATGAACCACCAGTCCCTGACCTCCACCGCCCGCAAGGAAGTCGAAGCCCTCGGCTACCTCACCTCTCAGACGGCCATGGCCCTCCGGTCTTCCGGCGTGGACCCGGCCGCATTCGAACGGCGCGTCTTAGACAGCGCCATTTAATTCCATTCTCCAACATGACAGGACATCCCTGACAATGGCTGAAAAGCGCAAGTACGACCTCCACAAATCCCCGCGCGGCGCACTCATCTGGCCGCACCTCAACATCGCCGACACCAAGTTCAACGCCGATGGCGAGTTCCGCACGTCGCTCCGCATCTCGGTCGCCGTCTTCGAAAGCTCTGGCCTCAAGGCCATGCTCGACCGCGCCGTTGATGCCGCTCTCGAAAATGCCACGTCCGAAGGCAAGCCGCTCAGCCCCGCCGCCAAGGCCAAGGCCAAGGCCAAGGGCGCGAACTACCCGTACAAGATCGCCTATGACAAGGATGGAAACGAGCTGTCCGACGTGGTCGATCTGGTCTTCAAGGTGAAGGCTGACGGCGTGGACCCGAAGACCGGCGAGACCTATTCCAACAAGCCCAAGCAGTTTGACGGCATGGGTAAGCCGATCAACGTTGTGCTCTCCATTGGCACCGAAGCGAAGATCAGCTTCACCATGTTCCCGTGGGCTACCGCCGCTCTCGGCTTCGGCGTCACGCTGCGCCCGAAGGCCGTGCAGGTCCTCAAGCTCACCGAGAAGGGCGGCGCTGACGCTGGCTACTACGGCTTCGAGGAAGAGGAAGGCAGCTACTCCTACGCTGACAGCCTTTCCGAAGGCCACGGCGACGACGATCAGACCGACGACAACGCCGGTTCCGACGACGATCACATTCCGTTCTGATCATGGACGGCTTCAGACCGATCCGGCCTGACGGCTTCCGGTCTGGACTTGAAGCAACGAATGCCAGCTTCCTTCGGGCGGCTGGCGTTCCGTTCGACTACGAAGCACGGCTCATCTACTACGTCGTGCCCCGTCGCCGGGCGAGCTACAAGCCCGACTTCATCCTGCCGAACGGCATCATCCTTGAGACGAAGGGTCTCTTCGACGCGGACGACCGCCAGAAGCACCTCCTCATCAAGGACCAATACCCCGACCTCGACATCCGGTTCGTCTTCTCCCGGTCAGCCTCGACGCTGACGAAGGTCATGAAGATCGTGGACGGCCAGAAGATCAGGCGGGAGAACCCCACCACCTACGCCTCGTGGTGCCACGTCCATGGCTTCCTCTACTCGGACAAGACGCCACCGCTCGCGTGGCTGAACGAGCCGCCGAACGAGAAGGCGCTCGCCGCGCTGAAGGCTGCGGCCATCAAGATGGAATTCGAACCATGACCAACAACCTTCCCCGCGCCTATGCCCTTGCGCTCGGTGCGGTCGTGATGGCGTCTGGCCCCTTGCCTTTGATGGTGCGGGAAGCGGTGCGTCTCTACGGCGTTATCGAAGCGCCCGGCCCGGCCAACAATCAGGTCATCTTGTCGTGGGCCAAGGAACTCGGCATCGAGAAGACCTACTCCAACGACGCGATCCCGTGGTGCGGCCTGTTCCTCGCCATCGTGGCGAAGCGCGCGGGCAAAGCCGCCGACATCCCGGCCTCCCCGCTTTGGGCGCTGGCTTGGCGCAACTTCGGCAAGCCTGTCGATAAGCCGCAGCTCGGCGACGTTATCGTGAAGACCCGCAAGACGGCCAGTGGCGCGGTTGCCGGGCACGTCTGCATCTACCTCGGCGAGGACGCCACCCACTACCACGTGATCGGCGGCAACCAGTCGGACGCGGTATCGATCGCTCGCATCTCCAAGAAGGACAAGCTCTGGTTCCGCCGCCCGCTTTACCGGGTGCAGCCAGCGACCGTCCGCACGCTCACCTTCAAACCCACTGACGCCAAAGCTGGAGGCTCCGAAGCATGAAGTTCGCTGACAAACTCGCATCCGCACGGCGCGGGCTTATGGCCGTTCAGAAGACCCTGCCGTTTTCCGAAGACCTCAGGCGCGGCCTGAAGGTGCTGGTCTGGATCAACTGGATTTCGGGCGCAGCGTTCGCGGGGCTGGTCTTCGCGCTCTGCAACATCGCCGCGCAGCTCCTCGCATGAGCGTCGTCCTGTCCTTTGTTGGCGGCTACGTCGTGGCCTCCATCCTAGTCCTCTTGCTCGGCAACTGGCTGCTGAACAGATGAACGACGACGACCTCCCCTCTGGTGACGACACCTTCGCCCGCATCTACGCGGCCGGTTTCATCGCCGCCCTGGCATACCTCTTCATCCTCGGCGTCGTGATCGCCCCGCTCTTCCAATAATCCCTCCTACTTGAAAGGACCTTCCCCATGAAGGCAGCAATCCTCAAGCGCCTCCGCGAGCCCTCCACCTACGCTGGTCTTGCCGCGCTGGTCGCCGCGCTCGGCGTCCCCTTCGCCCCTGAAGCTGCGCAGACCATCGTCGCCGTTGGCGGTGCGGTCGCCGCGCTCCTCGCCATCTGGCTCCCCGAGAAGCCCAAGGCATGATCGCCCTCGGTCTGGCGGGCACTGTCGCCGTGGTCGCGCTGGTCGTGATCTGGTGGCTTGTCCGCACGAACCGGGCCGAGGCCGTCCTCGCACATACCGCCAAGGAGGCCACCGCAAATGCAGAAGCAACCCGGCAAGCGTCGGGCGAATTGGTGCGTCACGTTGATCGTGATGACGTTTCTCGCGCTCTTCGCGACGGCGTGTTCTAGCATCAACACCCGCTGCCCGGCGCTCGTCACCTACTCCCAGACCTTCCAAAGCCAAGCCGCCAGCGAGCTTGATGCCCTGCCCCAGACGGCGCGTGTCGCCACGATGGTAGGCGACTACGGAAAGCTCCGCGCGGCGTGCCGCAAGCTGGAGCGCTGATGCTGACCCCCAAGCGCGGCGACCAGTTTTACATCGACGGGCGCACCGTCCTGTGGTGCCGCTGCACTGGTGTTGCCGCCGCCCATATCTCATTCGAGGTTATCAACGGCTGCTGGTTCGGCAAGCTCGACCGCACCACGCGCGTAATCACAACGGAGCTGAACACCACCTACCAAGCCGACCCCATCGCTTGGATCGGCAAGGCCCCGTTCCCGCTCCACCACTACAACGAAGCGATCCAGTGGATACGCGAACAACTTCAAGCCCGGTCCTAGCGCCGGGCTTTTTTCATTTCCGACATCTGGAGAATCCCCAAATGAACAAGACCGCCCTCGCCGCTATGGCAACCGGCATGTCCACCGCTGCCATCATCCAGCGCAAGAACGTACTGACGAACGGCACCCCGCAGCTCCGCACGATCTACAAGCACCTCACCTCGCCGAAGGGTCTGGACAAGGGCTTATCCGACATGGAAGCCCGCATGGTCTACCGCATCAACGCGCTGCCCCGCCGCGTCTCCGACCTCGAAGCCGAGTACGGCGTGACCATCGACCGAGTCCGCAAGAAGGACCCGACCGGCCGCGCCTACGTCCGCTACTACATCGTCCTCCCGAAGGACGGCGACACGGGAGAAGCCGCATGAATCAGCAGCAGGTCAAGTACACCATCGAGCGCGTCGGCCAGATCGAGCGGAAGAAGCTCGACGCCCTGCGCACGGCTTGCACTATCAAGGCTTCTTGGCTTCCGGCCGAACGCCGCGTCTCCCTCATCCGCACCGGCCGCGTGAAGCTGCGGGCCGACGTTACGGAGATCACGCACCATACCGACGTGACCGCTGTGTTCGACTTCTCGAAGTACGAATGGGGCCAGTCCTACACCAAGGATTACGCCGAGCGCGAAGCCGCCATCAAGGCCGATGCCTCTCGCATCAAAGACGAAATCATGCTCGGCGACCACCACGCGGCGCTGGAGCTTCTGCGAAAGTTTGAAGCATGAAGCATCTCTACTACAAGCGCGTCATCGCGCTGGCCAACCGCCTCCTCGTCCACGCCGGGGCACGCTGATGAAGGACTATATCCAGCAAGACCTTCAGGTCGGCGACCGCGTGGTCCATGGCGTTGGCGGAAGATACGGTGGCCTGTCCGGCCCGTACTACGTGCACAGCTTCACTCCGAAGATGGTGCGCATCTCTAGCAAGCCGGACGCCGAAAAGGCTTACTCCTGCGTCCCGTCCGGCAACCTCGTCAAGGTTGACGTATGACCAAGAAGCTCATCGGCTACATGGCATGGGACTTCGCGTCCAACACCCCGCTGCATGGCGCTCGCCGCTTCCGCGTCTGGACTACCGAGAAGGAATGCCGTGCCAAGCACGGGCTTGAAGATCGGTCCAACAGCCGGGGCGTGAAGCCCATCTTCGTGGATGTGGACGCCTGACGAGATCGCCAAGGAAACGCGCAACCGCATCCTGATCGCTGTCGCAGCATATGCCTATGAGTTCCGGTCGGAGAGCATTCTCTCGGATCGGGACTACGATGCGCTCGCCTTGGCGATCCGCCCCGACATGCCGACCCTGCGCCCGTCCGACAAAAACAACGGACGGGCGTCCCGAGTAAAGAAGCTCGACCAATTCTTCCGCACAACATTTCACCCTGACACCGGGCAGTGGATACACCGCCACCCGGAGTTAGGGCGCGTTGCTGCGACCTATGAGAACTTCCATGTCAACAAGAAAGCAAGAGCATGATCCGAGCGATTATCTCTACAAAGCTGCTTGCCCTGACTGCGGGTCTTCAGATGCGTGCGCTCATTATTCTGATGAGCATACCTTCTGCTTCTCGTGTGGCAAGCTACGACCAGCGCCTCGTGCATCCGGTGAACATGCTGATAGCAAGGGAGCTAGGATGGCGTCCTCGGTCAGCCAAACCTTCGCGCATGTAGCGAAGGCGCGCGACACACTGCTGACCGGCAAGACAGTCGCCATCGAACCACGAAAGCTCCAGCTCGAAGCGTGCCGCAAGTACGGATATCTCGTAGGCACCGACGAAAAAGGAACGCCAGTCCACATTGCCCAATACCACGACCCCGAGACACGGGCCGTCGTAGCGCAGCACCTGCGTTATCAGGACAAGGAAATGCCGTGGAGAGGAGACCCCAAGAAGGCGGGCCTCTACGGACAGCACCTGTGGTCAGGCGGCAAGCGCCTCGTCATCACTGAGGGCGAGATCGACTGCATCACGGTCGCTCAGCTTCTCGGCCTCACATGGCCAGTCGTCTCGATTCGATCCGGCGCGCACAATGCGGCGAAGGATATCAAGGCGCAGATCAACTTCGTTGAGAGCTTCGAAGAAGTCGTCCTCATGTTCGACATGGACGACCAAGGCCGCGAGGCCACAAAGGAAGTCGCCGCCCTCCTTACGCCCGGCAAGGCCAAGATAGCCAGCCTCCCCTTCAAGGACGCGAACGAATGCCTCCAGCGTGGCCAAGGCAAGGCCGTGGTCGATGCCTACTGGTCCGCGCAGCCCTACCGCCCGGACGGCGTCGTGACCCTGAAGGAAATCTTCGAGGAGGCCATCAAGCCAATTGAGATGGGCTTGCCGTGGTGCTTCGGCCCTATGACGGAATGGACCTACGGCCGACGCCTCGGGGAAATCTGTGGCTTCGGCGCGGGGACCGGCGTGGGGAAGACCGACTTCCTGACGCAGCAGCTCGTCTATGACATCGACGACCTGAAAGAGAAGGTCGGCATCATCTTCCTTGAGCAGCACCGCTCGGAGACGGCCAACCGCCTCGCCGGTAAGCGCAAGGGTAAAGCGTTCCATATCCCGGACGGGTCGTGGAAAGACAAGGAGCGTGTCGACGCCATCCGTGAGGTGGCCGATATGGACCGGGTCTTCCTCTACAACCACTTCGGCTCCACCGACTGGTCGCGCATCGCCGAGATCATCCGGCACCTCGCGCTCAACGAAGGCGTCAGGCTCTTCTACCTCGACCACCTCACCGCCCTCGCCGATCCGTCAAACGAACGCGAGAGCCTAGAGATCATCATGGAAGAGATGGCCTCGCTCGCGCAGCAGCTCCGCGTCTGGATCGGCTACGTCTCGCACCTCTCGACCCCCGAAAAGGGAAGCCACGAGGAAGGCGCGCAGGTCAGCCTGAAGCACTTCAAGGGCGCTCGTGCCATTGGCTTCTGGACGCACTTCGCCTTCGGGCTGGAGCGCAACAAGGTGGCCGAAGACCCCGCCGAACGCTGCGTCCTGACGATCCGCTGCATCAAGGACCGCCTGACCGGGCGCGGCGATGGGCAGACCCTGAAGCTCCGCTACGACCAAAAGACATGCCGCCTGATCCTTATGGCGGCGCAATCACAATACGGAGGGGGCGTGGACTTCTCAGCCGCTGAGGACGAACCCGCACCCCTGCCCCAAACGGGAGCACCCCCCAATGTACCTGAAGACGATCCGCTTCCTTTCTAGGATGCGGGCGAAGCAGCACGACCTGAGGCAACGGCTTCAGCGGCTGCGCAAGGCATACGACGCGCTCGACAAATACTGCGCGTATCTGATCGGCCGTGTTCGCCACCTCGAAGTGGAGAACGGCGCGCTGCGTGAGGAGGTCCAATGCAAGACCCCAAGCGCGAGCGGCTGATCTTCGACATCGAAACGAACGGCTTCCTCGACGCTCTCACGGTCATCCACTGCATTGCCATTGGCGATATCCGCTCAGGCAAGATCGACCTCTACGGTCCCAAAGACATTGAGATGGCGCTGGAGCGCCTTCAAGCCGCCGAATACGTGGCTGGCCACAACATCATCGAATACGACATCCCGGCCATCCGCAAAATCTACCCGGCCTTCAAGCTGACCGGGCGCGTCACCGACACGCTCATCGTCGGCAAGATCGTCTGGCCTCATCTGAAGGCCCTCGACTTCGAGCGGTCTCACAACGACCCGACCTTCCCGAAGAACATGATCGGCCGTCACGGCCTCGAAGCTTGGGGCCACCGCTTCAAGCTGCACAAGGGCGACTACGCCAAGATCATGAAGGAGCGCGGGCTGGACCCGTGGGCCGCGTACTCCGATGAGATGGGCGACTATTGCATTCAGGACGTCGCGGTCAACCTGAAGCTCTGGCGGATGCAGTTCAAGCAGACGCCGTCAGCCAAGGCCGTCCGCACCGAGCAAGCCCTCTTCGAGATCATCCGCCGTCAGGAGCGCCGAGGCATCCGCTTCGACCTCAACCGAGCGTATCGACTCCATGCCACGCTTACGGAACGGCGGCAGGTTCTGCACGAACAGCTCACCGCTGCCATCCCGCCGTGGTGGGTTGCTGAGCCTGAGGCCGTCTTTGCGCGGACCCGGCGCGTCGGCCTTCCGCAATTCGGCAAGCGCTGGCTGGTCGTCACCGGCAAGTCCGGCAAGCAGCTCAAGCCTAAAGAGGTCTTCAACGTCTACAAGACGGAGACCGAAGGCGAAGCCTATCAGAAAATCGAGCTGGTCGAATTCAATCCCGGCTCACGCGAGCAAGTCGCAGACCGCCTTATCACGCTCTTCAACTGGAAGCCGACCGAGTTCACCGAGACCGGCAAGCCGAAGGTCGATGACGAGACGCTGAAGTCGCTGGATCATATCCCGGTCGGGAAGCTCCTCGCCGAATACTACATGATCGAGAAGCGCCTCGGCCAGCTCGCCGAAGGCAAGAACGGCTGGCTGAAGAAGGTATCCGAACAGGGCCGCATCCACGGCCGAATGGACACCATCGGCACCCAGACCAGCCGCGCGACCCACTTTGAGCCGAACCTCGGGCAGGTCCCCTCGCTGACCAACGCCGATGGCCCTGTGCCGTTCGGCAAGGAATGCCGCGAGCTGTTCACGGTTGATGAAGGCTACGTGCTGCTAGGCGTTGACTGCTCCGGCCTGGAGCTGCGCTGCCTCGGCCACTATATGGCACCGTTCGACGGCGGGGCCTACGCGGACATCGTCGTCAACGGCGACATCCATTGGGAGAACGCACAGGCCCTCGGCCTCGTCAAACGCGGGACCGTTCGCGACAAGCACAACAAGCTGCATGAAGACGCCCGCGCAGTGGCGAAGCGCTTCATCTACGCCTTCCTGTATGGGGCCGGGCCGGAACTTATCGGCGCGCTCGCCGGGGTCTCCGACGAAGAGGTCCACCAGTGGGGCAGCAACAAGGTCGTTGCAAACCAGCTCATCAAGAAAGGCCGTCACCCGGATCGCCGCCTCATCGCGACCATCGCGAAGGGCAAGAAGCTTATCGAGACCTTCACCAAGTCCCTCCCCGCCCTCAAGGCGCTGAAGGATTGGATCAAGGCCGAGATGGTGAAGAACGACAAGGCCGTTCCCGGTCTTGACGGTCGGCTGATCCCGAGCCGTTCCGAACACTCTGCCCTCAACTTCCTCCTCCAGTCGGCGGGCGCGATCATCTGCAAGCAGTGGATCGTCCAGTTCCACGAAGACCTGATTGCCGCTGGCTATGCCGAAGGCGAGGACTTCGCTCAGCTCCTTTGGGTGCACGACGAAGTGCAGGTGCAGGTTCGCCCGGAACACGCCGAAGAAATCAAACGCCGCATCCTCGCGGCAATTCCGAAAGTGGGAGCCTACTATGACTTCCGAGTTCCCCTCACCGGAGATGGACAGATCGGAATGTCTTGGGCCGAGACCCACTGACGTTCTCCGCTGGATCCACAAGCACGGCCCCACGATGACCAAGTCGGTCTTGTCTCGCACCTACGCGGACCAGATTGCCGTTGGCGCATCGCGCGGCTGGCTCACCGTGATCCTGCCGGACGGAGAGGTTGGACGCCACTGGCGTCTGACCCCTACCGGGCTGGCCTACCTCCACATGGATGACAACTCATGACAAAGACACTTCTGCTGGACGCGGACGGGCTGGTCTACAAGATCGCCTTCACCGCGCAGACGGCAGTCAATTGGGCCGAGATCGGCGAGCCCGCCTTGTGGACCCTTTGGGCTGACGAGGACGAGGCTTGGTATCGCCTCCGCGCTTGGGAGACCAAGATGCTGGAGACGTTCGAAGCCGATAAGGCAATCTATTGCCTCTCCGATAGCCGGAACTTCCGCTTCGACGTCCTGCCTACCTACAAGGGCAACCGCAACCAAGACCAGCAGACCATGCGTCCGCTGCTTCACGCCCGCCTCCGGGAGCGCGTTCAGGAGGAGCTGCCGTTCTTCCTGAAGCCGAACCTCGAAGCTGACGACGTGATGGGCATCGTGGCCACGGCGGGCGACCGCATCGTGAAAGGCGACAAGCTCATCGTGTCCGATGACAAGGACATGCTCACGATCCCTGCCCCGCAGGTGCACTTCGAAGGAACGATGCGGGACGTCTGCACCCCGACGCAGCTTGAAGCTGACCGATGGCACCTTCGTCAGGCGCTGACCGGCGACACCGTTGACCACTATGACGGATGCCCCGGCTTTGGCCCGAAGTCCGCAGACAAGCTCCTCGAAAAGTTCGACGGCGACGTGTCGAAGTTCTGGGAAGAGCATGTCCTGAAGGTCTACGCGAAGAAGGGCCTCACGGCTGACGATGCGCTTGTTCAGGCCCGATGCGCCCGCATCCTTCGCTTCGAGGACTTCAACGCCAAGACCGGGGAGCCGATCCTATGGCTTCCATGAAGAGCGGGTCTCTCGCCCCTATGGACCCCGTGAAGGACGAAGGCCCGTGGATCATCAAAAAGCGGGGCCTCTACTACCGGCCAGACGCCAAGGGCTACACCGCCGATCTTAATGAAGCCGGGCGTTTCTCCTATGGGGAGGCACACGACCACATGCACGTGTGCGCCCCCGGCGAGATCACCATCTTCCCGGAAAACTCGGCGGCTTTCTCCTTGGAACAGCGCACCGGACTGCGGCAAGACGGCATCAAGATCGCCTCCGATGGCGGTGCCTCGGACTACTACGTCCTGCCCGCCAACGCCTCCGAGCTGCGGCATCTCATCCAAGCCCGCAAGATGAACTTCTCCATCGGGAACATCTTCAAGGCTTGCTGGCGGCTTGGCCTGAAGGCTGGCACCGAGAAGTATTACGACCTTCGCAAGATGGTCTTCTTCGTGCTGGACGAATACGAGGCCGATGGCCCTGACGTCTACCGCGCCGAGCTGCACAAGCTACGCGACCACATCGACAAAGAGCTAGCCCGTCTGGGCTAGTTCTCATTCTCAAATTCCCATCTGATACCAAACCCCCTCCCTTTGGTCTTCACGCAAATCTCAAGGCTATCCCCATGGACAACTACATCCCGACCATTTCACCGCAGCTCATCAAGCATCTGCGGGAGAACCGCAGGGACTGGCAGGACAAGGTGCCTGAGGCGAGCTGGAGCATCGACCAGATACAGCGCGCCATCGGCGCAAACGAGGTGCTGCAGTATCTCGAAGAACTTCTGGATCGGCAGATGGGGACCTTCAACGATGAATAGGACCAACCATGTGCAAAGTGAAAGCACCTCCGCAGGAGAAGGCACCTGAGGCCGCTCCCGCGCCGCAGACCAACGCATCCACGGTCGAGACCCCGACGCTCGACATGGGCCTTTCCAACCAGAAGCGCGGCAAGCGCAGCCTGTCGCTTCGGCGCGGCGCTGCTGGCGGCGTGTCTGGGGGCTCCGGTGTTTCGACAGACAGCAAGTCCGGCCTAGGCACTCCCGCCTGATAGGAGGCCAGACCAATGAACGGAACGCTGGCGCAGGAATACTCTGCCAACGAAACCTACCGCGACCCGTATCTTCAGGAGGCGCGGGAGAACAGCCTCCTCACCATCCCGTCGCTGATCCCTCCTGAAGACAACGGCGTCAAGAAAGCCCGGAAGACCATCAAGAAGCCCGACGACAGCATTGGCTCACGCGGCGTCAACAACCTCGCGTCCAAGCTGCTGATAAGCGCGCTTCCGGTCAACGCCCCGGTCTTCCGCCTGATCATCAACGACATCACCGTCAAGAACGAGCTTGCTGCCCTGCGCGGCGGCGAAGGAACCAGCGCGGTTCAGAAGGACCTCGGCCAGATCGAACGGGCCGGGATGCAGGAGATCGACGCCACTGGCGTTCGCGGCCCGGCATTCGTCATGTTCCAGCACCTGCTGGTGGCCGGAAACTACTGCGTCTTCCTCGACCCCAAGACGGGCCAGATGCGCGGCTATCCGCTGCACTCCTACGTTTGCTCGCGGGATCGCATGGGCAACGTCATGCTCGGCGTGATTCGTGAGGTGACCGCCTTTGGCGCGCTGACGGAGAAGCTTCAGGCAGCAGTCCGGGCCAAGCGTATCGAGGCCATGGACGACCCGCAGGAACTTGAGCGGGAATGCTTCATCTTCACCGGCATCCGCCGCCTTTCCGCCAACCGCATCAAGGTTTGGCAGGAAGTTGATGGCGTGCTGGTAGAAGGCTCCGAAGGCTTCTACTCCGAAGACACCTGCCCCTACCTCTTCCTCCGTCTCATCCCCGTGGATGGCGAGGACTACGGCCGGGCATTCGTGTCGGACGTCTATGGCGACCTGTTCAACGCGAACGAGCTGCGCCGGGCGATTGTGACCTACTCCCGCACGGCGGCGAAGGTGGTCTACCTCGTGAAGCCGAACGCGACGACCAAGCCGAAGAAGCTCACGGACGCCAAGTCCGGCGACTTCGTGCAGGGCAACCCTGACGACGTTGTCGCGCTGACCCTTGAGAAGACCCAAGACTTCAACGTCGCACGGGCTGTCTATGAGGAGATCAAGCGCGCCCTTGAGATGAGCTTCTTGCTCAACTCCAGCGTCCAGCGTCAGGCCGAGCGCGTCACGGCTGAGGAAGTCCGGGCCGTCATTGAGGAGCTGAACACCGGCCTCGGCGGCATCCAGTCGCTTGTGGCCACGGAGTTCCAGCTCCCTTACGTCAAGCTCACCCTGAAGCGGATGGAGAGGAAGAAGCTCTTCACCCTGCCCAAAGGCGTGGTCATGCCGACCATCGTCACAGGTGTCGCCGCGCTCGGCCGACAGCAGGACCTTCAGAACTTCGTCCAAGCCCTGAACGCGCTGGCATTGCTGAACAGCGTTCCACCGGAGTTCCGGCAGAAGATCAAGTCCGAGGACTTCATGAACCGCGTCTTCACGGCGGCGGGCGTGGACCCGGACGGCCTCTTCATGTCCGAGGAAGAACTTCAGGAAGAACAGTCCCGCCAGATGATGCAGCAGCTCGCCGCACAAAGCGGACCTGGAGCTATCCAGCAGATCGCCAAAGGCGTGATGGATCAGCAGACCGAGCAGGTCAAACAGGAAGCTCAGCCTTCCGCGTAATACCCCATTCCCTCAGACCAGCGACCACGGATGTACTGGCGCGGTCTGGGGGTCTCACACCCGATATCTGGGATTGAACCTCAAAGGAAACCAACACCATGGCAAAGCAGATCGCTTCCGCTAATGCAGCCGCAGACCTCGCAACCGCCTCGGAAGTAACGGGCGGCAAGTCTGTCGGCGACCTCATCGACAATCTTCCCGAAGGCGTTTCGACCGCGCTCACCGACAACGGCGCAATTCAGGGCGAGTCGGCACAGGCCACCGAAGTCCGCGACACCATCGAGATGCCCTACTACGACCGCAACGGCGAACAGATCGGCGTCAGCATCATCGTCCGCTACTGACCTCAAGCTGATCGAAAGGTACGCGCCACATGCACGTAGACAATACCACCCATACGGTTGATGTTTCCGGCGTGGACATCGACGCTGAAGTCGCAGCAGCCGAGGCCCGCGAGCGGGAATACAACGCTGCACAGCGCGGCGAAACGCTGGCCGAAGACAAACCTGCCGCCGAGCCCAAGGCCCGCCCCGACAACGTCCCGGAGGAATTCTGGGATGCCGAGAAGGGCGAGGTTGACTGGACGAAGCTCAACGCCAAGCTCAAGGGCGAAGGCGTGGAAGAGTCCACCGACGCCGACCAGCCGACCGACCTTGGCGACGAGATCAACGGCCACAAGCTGACGACCAAGCACGCCGAGGACTTCGCGCCCTTCTACGAGGCATTCGAGAAGGATGGCGCGGTCCCGGACGACGCCGTGAAATATGTCGAGGAGAACTTCGGCATCAAGGTCTCGAAGAGCATGGTCGAAGCCTACATGGCCGGTCAGGTCTCCAAGGCTTCCGGTCAGGCTTCCGAGGTCGCCATGTCCATCCGTCAGGAAGGTCTGGCGGTCGTCGGCGGCGAGACGAACTATGCAGCCATGTCCGATTGGGCGACCAACGGCGTGCTGACCGATGCTGAGATCGCCGAGTACGATCAGGCTGTCAACGGCAATGACCCGAAGGTTGCCAAGCTTGCCGTTCAGGCGCTCTGGAACCGCTACCGGGCCGAGGCCGACATTGAGCCTCAGGTGAAGCTCGGCAACGGCAAGACGACCCAGACGACCGGCGAAGGCTATCCGAACATGGATGCTTATGTCCGCGACACGATGCGCCCGGAATACGCCAACGATCCGGCGTTTCGCGCCAAGGTCGATGCAAAGCTTGCACGCTCGGGGTCTCTCACGCTTCCGAACTACTAACAGGAGCGCGTCATGGCCGACCAATTCACGGGAGCCGGTGGGATTTATCCTTCCGGCTCTTTCTACGCCGGGCTCGCTGAGCGCTTGGCAACCGTGGAAGAGACCCTTGGCACCTCGCTAGGCGCGGTCTCAGCGGCTGAACAAGCGGCAGCGGCGGCGGCGCTGGCAAACACGGCGGCAACCGCTGCCCGAGAAACCCTCGACAACGTCATCGCCAATACGGCCAACATCGCAGCGGAAGCGGCGGCGGCGGCTGAAGTTCGTGTTGAAGCTGCTACTTCGGCAGCGGTTGCAGCTAGCCAAGCGTCTGCTGCACAGGCGGCAGCGGCTGCTGCGGCGGCGGGCTCCTTCGACCCGGCGAACTACTATTCGAAAACCCAGATGGATGCACAGCTTGGAACCAACGGGCGGCGCAACCTCACGATTTCCTCGGACCCGCCGTCTGGCGGTGCCCATGGAGATATCTGGTATCAGGTCTAAGGAGACACCATGGCGTCCCGCGTTCAACTCGGCGGCGACTGGCGACCCGTCAAGGACCTGTTCGCCAAGCTGAATACCACATGGACCCTCGTCCACCATGCCTTCGTCAACAACCACGGAACTTGGGTGCTGACCCACGAAGCTGTTGTAGTGGCGGCCCTTGGCAGCACCGCGACGGACCTTTCCGTCAAGGCGCTTTTCGACCCCGCTGACTGGAGCAACCCCAACAAGAAGAAGCGCCTCATCATTCCTTCGGGCGTGATCGTCGGGGCAACCTCTACCGCCATTGCGGCACTACGCACCGGCACAGACCGGCAAGGCCTCCTTGAGATCATCGTGAATGGTGAAGTTCAGGCGGCTGGTGGTGCAACGGCTGGCGCGGCTGGAGGCGCTGCTATCGACATCGAGCAGCTAGGCGTGACCGTTATCGTCAACGGCGCGGTGCGTTCTGGTGGTGGTGCGGGTGCTAACGGCGGCAATGGCGGCAACGGAAGCTACACCGCCTCTGACGGGCCTTGGTACAGCAAAAGCGGGAAATACTACTGGCAGAACGTTCGGACGGGCAACGCCACAGATGGCATTGACCATAGCATAACGATCTACCATGCCGGTTCGCTGATAGTCTACAGCGGGGGGCCGGGCGGCCCGAACATGCCTAGCTCCTATTCTGCTGGCGGCGTTACTTACTATAGGGCCGTCCAGCAAGAGGCGGGTGGTAATATTTCCTATCACTCGTACACCCGTAGTTATGCAGCGTCGTCAACAGGTGGTGTTGGTGGCTCGGGTGGCCGAGGCCAAGGGTACAACGCTGCGGCTGCTTCCGGTCTCGCTGGTGCTGCTGGCGTCAATAACTCTGGCGCTGGTGGTAAGGGCGGCAATGGCGGAACATGGGGCCAAGCTGGCGCGACCGGGGCGACCGGGGCC